CTGCTGCGCTCTTGCTATCTATGTCAATAAAAGCGCTATCTTTGTTTGAACTAGTATTAGCTACAAAATCAAACTGTGACTCTAAAGCAGTGGCTCTTTCTGCCATTACACGCCCCATTTCACTTTCATTATATCTTTGCTTAAACATTTTTAGGCCAGCTTCTTCTGCTTTGCCCATATTAGTAAGCTCTCGTAGTTTGTTCATAGCACCGGTACCACCACCTAGTGCTCCACCTACTCCTACTCCACCAAAGAAACCTGCAAATAAAGCATTTAGCCTATCTACTTTTGCGTTTGCTTGCGTGTAATCTTGGTCTATCTCTAATTTTTGCTGTACGGAAAGTTCTTCTTGGAACCCTTCTGCTATAGCTTCAGAAACAGAAGTAACCGCCATAGTCTCTAACATATCCCCAAAAAAAGTAGAGGTAGGACGAATCTCTGGGGTAAAGGCATCGTCCATTCGCGTTGATACTTTTAACTTACCACCTTTCTTTAACTTTTTAAGTAAAACCCCGGCTGTAGCAGCTTCTGCACCAAGTCCTATAGCACCAAATACTTGTCCTTGTCCTAATGCAGCTATTGCATCTTCCGGTGATCTCATACCTTCGTCTGCATAGTCGCTAAAAGATATACCAGTACCCATACGTTGTTCTTGATTATAGGCGCCTGCTAATGCACCTTTAGTAAATCTACTGCTTAGTTTTTGGCTACGTAGCTGTGCATATATGTCATCTAATGCTGCTAAAGAGTCTTTGTCTGTTAGTAGTTCTGGGAAAGGTAAGTCTCTCCCTTTTTTTTCTGCTAACGCATTTTTATAAGCTTTATTTAAAAGCTCTTCTGCATTTTCCTTTAGGGTGTCTGGTTTTCTAGCCGCTAGGGTTTTCGGTATTTGTTTGAGGCCTTGTCTACCTGCTGCTTGTAAAGCACCTGCACCTAGTACTAGGCCCGGGGTTGCTGTACCACCAGTTAAAATAGTACCCCCTGCTACAATACCCCCTACAACTGCAGCTTCTGCAAAACTAGCTGCCAGTGAAGGTACAAATTGACCGGTAGCTGCTGCTACCTGATTAAAAAAACCTCCTATAGTAGGCTCATCTAAAAACTCTCCGAAGCTTTCCATACCAGCTAGAGGTATAGCAGACTCATCTTCAAACCTATCTCCTTCTCGCAAGAAGTTTTCTGCGTCTTCGTTGTTACCTCGAATAGTAGCTATAGCAGCTTTGAAGTTTTTATTTTGTGCATTTATGTTAGATACCCCAGACTCTACCCCTGCTCTAAGGGCTTGTCCCGGCGTATCTATAGGTTCTGCTCGTGTGGGTCCTGCTTCTGGGGACAGGGTGCCCGCACGTTCTTCTAGTCTTTCGTCTTCTGAAAACTTATCTGCTTGTTCTGGTGCAAGCTGCCCAGCTCTAAGTCTTTGTATAATATCTTGTTCACTGACTGCCACATTATTCCCTGGTACGCTGTTCTAGTTTAAACGCTGCTAAGGCTAGGTCTGCAGTTCTCTTATCTGGGAATAAACGTCTAAATTGGTTGCCTGTCATAATGGGTATCATCTGTTTACCGTTTGGATCTCTAATAACAAGTTGATCTATCTGTTCTTTATTGCCTACACCTCGGGTTTGTATTTCTATGTTCCCTGCTATATTACCTGCAACTTCGCTGTAGTTCTCTCTATTATTTAAAAACCTAGTGCCAAATACTCCATTTGGATCTCTAACGCCTTCTGATACCATGTAAGCTGCTACTAAATCTCCTATTTCTTGGGTAACTAGTTGAGATGTTGAACCACTTATATTTTCTAAATCGGGTCTTAGTTCTGTACCATTCACACCACCTTTTTTGAAAGCTATATTGATAAGTTTTTTAAACTTATTCAATTGCATACCGCCCTCTAGTGGGTTTTGGAATGATTTTTGAGTCTCGCCTGTATAATCTTCAAAATAATTTATTTCGGCCGATAGTTCAACCATTTCATCGAACGCTGCTAAGCCAGCCTCTGTACCTTGTTGTATTAAAGTATTTCTTATTTGAGCATTTTTAGTTCTATTAGCGTCTTCTCTTTGTATTTGCGCAGCTTTTGTATCTAATCTATCGTATACATTTGTACTTCCGTCATCTGTGTTCATTAAGTTATAAGCAAACTCAAAATTCTTATTAAAGTCAGATTCACTACCGGCTGCAATCGCGTAAGCTACCGCTGCTTCTTTTCTACCAAATTCTATTTCTGGGTCGTCTGGTATCTTTCTAAAGTCAGAAGGGTCTTTAATATCGTATCTATTAAACACTTGTTGAGCATTATTTAAGAACGTTTCTTCCATACCTATCTTCATTAGTTCTTCTTTGTTCTCTGTTAAGAAAGTACTTATTTCTTCTGCTGAGCCTGTTTTAGGGAATACTAAATCAGTGCCTGCAAACACTTCTGCTTTTGGTGTAGTTCTTTGATACTCTACGCCGTTTTGTGTCATATTGTCTGGGGCTGCTTCGGTTAGTCGTGTGGTAGTTACTTGTTTACTACCCGCTTTAGCTCTTGGTACGGGCCCTGGTACTTTTTCAGTAGTTTGTGCTCGTTCTAGTTTTTGTACCCCAGTACTATCACGCAGTTGTTGTTGCTCTTCATTATTTATCCCTGCCTTAATAGCAAGGTAATTTGAAGGAACTAGGCTTAATATTTGCCTTTGTATGTCACCGCTTTGATCAAAAAACATTCCATCTGCAACCATTTTCATTGCTTGGTCTTTAGTAAGGGTTTGGTTTTGACTGTCCGCGTCTCTTTGTGCTTGTTCGGTTTTTTCTCGTTGAGAGGAATTATAGTCATCTATAGCATCTTGGGTCATTGAACCAATTGCTACTATTTTTTCAGCTGCCTCTACAGGTGACATTTTTCCTAACTTAACTTGCTGATCAAAGTAATCTATTTGTTCTTCCGCATCCATTTCTTCTACGGGTTTATTAAGAACGTTAGTGCCATATTTTTCTTGCGTGGCTAAAAGAGTTTGGCCTCTTTGCCTCAAAGCAGCTGCATTACTATTAAGATCAGTTTTTCTAACCGCAGTATTAAACAAAGTCCTAAAGCTTTCTGTATCAGAAGTCATAACTACATCATTAGGATCATTACTAAACCCTAAAGTTTTAGGTACTACGCCCTGGTCGCCTTTAATATCATAGTGTATATTGCCGTTCTTGGGGTTTATCCTTATGCCTACTACTTCCCCCTCTACTGTTTTACCATCCATGTCAGTGTAAGACCTAGCTGTGCTCAAACTGTTTATAAACTCTACCATTGTGTCGTGTTCTTTGGGTTTTACAAACTTCGTACCATCACCCATAAGTTCTAGTTTTGATAAGTCTTTGTCCGGGTTACCCTCGCCGTACATCATTGTATGAAAGTTTTCTTCGCTTACGTTTGCGTATTTTTTTCCAGTTTCTACTATATCTATATGATCTAAATAAGGAGATAAAGTGCCCATAAGAACATTAGCTTCAGACTCAGCTCTGTCTTCTGTATCTTTTCTTTCCGCTCTGCTGGCAGCTAACCCTGAAAGATAACTCATATCATAAACGCCGCTAAAATTGATGTACCCATACCTATCATATTACTAGAATACCCAGCTTTTGCTTGTTTGTATGCGCCCCTTCTTGCAACCTCTCCTTGGGCGGCTGTGCCTAAACTAGATAAAGCCCCTGCATTTACGCCTAGCCCTATGCCGGTTATTTCTTGTAGTAAAGATTGGTTTATTTGTCTTTGTTGCACTCTTGCGTTATTCACACTTCCAGCTAAAGATAGTTGGCCTTGTCTTTGTGCAGCATTTTGTTGTTCTTGTAGTTGAGCACCAGACAATCCTGCTCCTCCATACCTTTCTAAATTTCTTTTCTGAATTTGAGCAGCAATCTCTGTTTGTTGTTTAGTGTTTTCTCTAGTTCGGTCTACTAACTTAGTACTGTCTAGTTTTCCTATTAGTTGATTTTCAAAGTCTCTAAAATTATTTATATAACTTGCGTAGTCGTCTCTGAGTATTTGAGCGTACGTTTCGTCTGGGTCGCTTACATTTTGAAGCCCGAGTTGTGAGAAAGAATCACCCTGCTGGTTTTTCATATATTCTTCCATGCCGTCTGTTAGTCCTCTTATCATCCGAATATACCCACTTTATCGTCATCATTTCTGCCTTTGTTATAGCCTTGCATTGTTGTATAAGCACTTCCTAAACCAGTGCCTACTTTTTGTAAACCCTTTATCATTCCTGCACTTTTTGTGTAATCTGCTTTTGCTAAATTTAAAGTGTCTGTTGTAGATATTTTAGAAGCTTGGGCTAAACCTGAAACTGTCTGATTAGCTATACCTGCTCCCGCTTTTACTCCAGAAACCTGGTCACTTAGCGCTCCAGTATATCCTTGGGTAGCACCCTGTAATAATTGATCAGAACCAGCCATTACTAAATTAGCCTGGTTGTTTATACTTTGTACTGCTTGTCTATTTGGATTCATAGTAAGGCCTTGCATGGTATCAGCTGCCGCTCTACCTTCTCCCATAGCTATTAAAGAGTCTTCGTCTCTAAACGCATTAGCTGTACCCTCTACTATTCTAGGTTTTATTGCTTTGTCAAAAAAATTCTTTTGGGCTAACCCAACAGCTGCGCTTGCCTTATCAGTTTCACTTGCTTGGTAGTCTGATTTTTTTGGTTTACTCATTCTACTTTTCTCCTATAAACTCTTGTATCTAAATCCCAACCTCTAGCTATTGCATAAGGTTCTAATTCGGGTACATGTGACTGAGCTTCTATGTACTTACACCCGGAGCTTTTAGCTAGCTTATTAATCCAATCTTCATGGGCTAGCCATTCTCCACTGCCTTTACTGTAAGTATACGCTATCCACATATACAATGTCTTGTCTTTTGTGTACCTATCGGTTTCGGTAGTAAGTACTAAAAACCCGACTGGAGAGGTAAATAAAAACGCTCTTTCATTTACACACTCACTATAAACATCTTCTGGGATAAAGGTTAGACTGGGATTGTCTGCTAATATACTTTCTAAACCTGGTTTTACAATGTTCCACGTGGAACGTATATCAGTAAGCACCGGTTCAACAAAGACATTAGTAGTCGATCTCCTTTCCATATCTTCCATAGCGCCTCCTTGGCTTACCTATTCCTTTGTATTTTACTGTTCGTTTTACGCCCAGATCCCCGCCTCTTGCACGAAGTTCTGCCTGCATAATTTCCATATTAAACTGTGCTAAATATTCTCTAGCTGCACCTACATCGGTCCATTCTCTGTTTGGCATGCGAAGTAGCCTGTATAAAGTGCCATATATTAAAGCATCTCTATATTGATTAGATATTGTAGTATCAATATTGTTTGAAGTTCTAGATGGTTTTAAAGCTACGCTAGCTAAAACTGGTTCGGAACCACTTGGTACTGGTACTAGCCAAAACGTGCTTGGTGTTTTTTGTAAGTATACGTGCGGCTGTCCAGTGCGTTCTCTCCAGTCAGGGTAGTTTAGATCTAAACTACGTGGGCTTATTGGATCCATGTCTCTACCGTTGTACGACATTAATAGTACTTGATGCACTTCTGTGCCAGTAGGTATATCAAAATCGTATTCGTAAACACCTGAAATGGTGTTAAATGCGTCCATGTCTAATATATATGCTTTAGAACGTTCGCAAAATTCTATAGTAGCCGAACGTAAGTTAGCCTCAACTAGACTGTCGGGGCAAAAAGGAACGTAAGGTAAAACTTCTTTTACTAAAGAAGAGTAACTTGCCATTTTAGCCTCCTTGTCTTGGTGCTGCTACGGGCGGTAGGTTTGGAGCTGCTCCTATATTACTAGTTCTATCATTGTTCGGGCTTAATAGCTCCTGGGCTTGTGAACCCTGTCCGACACAATTTAAAAACAGTTGGTAATGAGACTGGGCTCTTTGTGCATTACCTGCGTATTCAGAATCTTTTTGGTAAGCTCTAAATAGAACATAATCTATTATGCCGTTTGCATAAATATCATCTACTGAAATAGTTGCACTACCGTTAGCTAAATCTGTTGGAGAAGCTGAATAAACAATTTCTACAAATGAATTACCCGCTACGCCTGGGTAGACATAATAATTTCTTGGGTCATCTTCATCAAAAATGTAATGTTTAATTACTGTAGTATGGGCTGCATCCCCACCAACACTTGGATCATGCCAGTCGGGTTCTTGTGTGTTTAATATATCAACATTAACAATCCTAACTGATCTTTTACCAGTAGCACTTGCGCTAGCTGCGGACATATTTCTTACTACTTTAATTAATCTTAGTCCTGCGCTAGGCAGAGTTTGTTTTGTGCCAGTTACGAGTTGTACATTGGCTGTAGTAGCTGAAGACTCGGGTCTAAAGTTTACAATTTCTCTTTGGCCATCGTTTATATACCTGATTAATTCAGCTTCAGGCCACCTAACGCTGGTGGTGTCTTGTAGGATATCTTTAATCCTGCTTAATATATTACTACCTGTAAGTGTCCCGGCCATAATTCATCCTCTATTGTGCAGCTTCTAGTTCTGCAATTAAATCTGTTTTTTTCTTGCGTCTGTCAAGTTCAATGCCTAGGGTGCGTCCATGTTCTTCTAGTTGCGCCTTTGTCATCGCTTCTAAATCTACTGAAGGTGTAGTTGCTTCTATAACTTTGTCTAAAATTTCTACAGCTTCTTCTATGACGGGTTCTGCTTTAGCAGTTTTTGCGCCATCTTTTACTTCTGTGCATCCTGCTTGTAAACATAACAATCCTAAATCATTTGCTACTTGTTTTGGTTCATTTGCAATTAAATATACACTTGCACCCCAAGTAGAAGCTACTGATTTGTCTTCATTTGATACTATCCACATAATTTTTACTCCTTAAATATGGGTGACTAACATTAGCCACCCATAAAATATACCACAATTAATAAGCTACATCTAATCTTATTACACCAAAGTCTTCAGTCTGTCCTGTGTGGTCAGAATGATAAACTGGCTTTTTAAGACCGAATATTTTACCAATTGAAATACCGTTCTGGTTTCCATAGTCAAATGTGTCTTCAACTATTTCTGGAATACCGATATCAGCCATTGCTAGTGCTTGTGCACCTGCGAAGATACATGCAGAACCATTGACATTAGCGTCAGCTCCCCATTTGTACCCAGCTGAACCAGCATTTGATGATGTTCCAGTAGTAGCTCCGTTTGTGTTAAACACATGTCTGAACTCATGGATCATAACTCCGTCAACCATTAGGCTTGAAGAACCTGAGAACAAGCTTGAGCTTGGCTCT